ACTCGGGCAGGTCGTCCAGGAACAGCTTAAGGGCCGTTAGAGTCGACAGTATGGCGGCCAGGATGGCAGCGATCTTTTTCTTATCGAACTTCATGGTTGTTCTCACTTCCTGATTAGTGCAGACGCGATTTCTGCGAGCGCCACAATGGCGCCGGCTACACCGGCTGCTGGGATATGATCTTTTGCGGACCGTTTGGCGGGGGCTATTGAAATGGGTGTTACTTCTCGATCCGACCACTGCTCCATTTTGACCTCCAGGGCCATCAGCCGTTCACGGATTCCGTCTTTACCCCCGACCTCACTAGCCATTTCTCGAATTCGGTTATCGACATTACGCACGTCGGCCCTCAAATCCTGAATCGAGTCTAAAATTGCTTTGGCTACCGGGCCGTCCATAAGGCCTAGCGTAGCATTATTTAACGCTGGTCGCTATCACCCTCAGGGCGCTTCTGTATAGTCCATGCCCTTACCGCAGTCATCTCTGACCCGGGCCACGTAACGGAATGCAGCACAAACGTCACTGTGGCGTATTTTACCCCGACCGGCAAGGAATGCCATGGCCTGGCTGGCACCGGTTCCACAAGCGTAAAAGGCCTCCCGCTTTGGTCGAAGCCACGTCTTTTTCAGTTCGACCATATAGATACGGCCACTCTTTACGATCAGTCCCTCGACGCCCGACAGTGCAATCTTTTTGGGATTTTCTTCCCCGGACTCAACCAGTTTGATGCTTTCCAGAATCAATTCCAGGTCGCCCGCGAACCCCGCCACCAGCGCCTCGTTGTAAGCGAACTTACGAATCGGGTCGCACCTATCACCAGTATCGCAAGTGATCTTGCGATCGGAGTAGATGCCTCGGTGGGTGGCGAGGATCAGCGTCAAGAGCAGAGTCTCCAAGCACCTGTGTATTGCTGGTCATGGACCGTCAGATACTTGGCCATGTCTTTTGAGAACACGTGCTTACCACCAACACGGAAGGCCATGCGCCAAAGGCACTGAGATAGTGGGCCAGGCGGATACTTACCACCGTTGCAGCAGTTTAGTTTTTCCACTCGTCCTTCTCCTCCTGACCAACAACCTGATATCCCTCGTCCTGAAGCCGGATCCAGAGATCGCCAGCTACATACAGACGATTGTTCTCGCGGTCGAAGATGTACCTGCCTTCGGGCAACTCAAGCGTAAGGATGACTTCCGTCATTTGGCGCTCCGTAGAGCCATGGCCAGGGCCACCGTGAGCGACACTGGCCACAGAAGGACCACCAGGACACGCACCGGATACGGCACCTCTCCCACGGACTCTGGTAGCAGCGAGTCAGCAATCACTGACAGCACAGCCATCGTGAGCACGCCTCCGAGCCAAAACCACAGAAACATTATCGGTCTCCTACGCCGTCAAGGCGACTTAGGTTTGGGGGCATGGTGAGAGCAGGCTTCTCGTCATTGATGACCCGAATGAACTTCACATCAGGACCCGACGCCCGACGGCCAACACGCACCGCGTCTCCAACGTTCCCGTCGCAGCACGCGAAGTACGTGCCGTCGTGAGCCAGGACAATTCCGCCGTGCCCCCGGAAGTTCTTTTCGCCTTCTTTACGGACGTAAAGGAACGCGAAGATATCCCCCGGGAGAGGCTTCTCATGAGCCGGAAGTACCTTGCCGTTGTCCTGGGCCCACTGGATTAGGGCCCATGCGCTGACGTGGTACTTCGGCCAATCCACGCCTGTCGTGCGCATGACATGGCTCACGAACGCGATACACCAGGGGTGGCCATAGCGAGGCGTCAGTCCAGCAGGATAAAGGATCGAATCAACAAACGACCCTCGGTTCGGCCGGCCCGGATCTTCCGCTGTTCCTTTGGCGTGATACCCGAGAGCCGCCTTAACGACCTCTTGGCGCTTTACGCTGAGGCCCGTAATTCCATGCCAGAAGGCAGTCTTCGGCCCCCAGACGCCGTCGACTTTCAGCGGATGGCCGAAGTAGTCGACGCCAGTGGCCTGGATTTCTTTGATTTCGGTGGGTGTCATAGGCGGGTTTTCTGATAAAGCGACCGGATAAACTCCGGCGGCTGACAGAGTGAGTATAGGCGTAAATCGTCAGCCCTGCCATCAATTCCGCCCGACCCGGTGTTATTTCCAAACACCCTCCAGGTCAGAAAGCCGGTTGGCGCCGGAACCGAGGTGGCGCTATCGACCAACTCACCGTTTATGTAGAGGGCCATTTCTTCCGCATCAGCATCATAGGTCAATGCGAAATGCTGCCAGGTATTCAAGTCGGGTGTTGTGGTGTCCTCCACATAAACAGTACCGTCATGAATACCCCGCAAGGCGTAAGTCGTAAGGCCCAGTTCGAACCGCAGGTAATTTTCATCTGCACTGGAAATGATGTTGCCTATGTTCGCGGTAGATGTGCGATAGATCCAGCAGGCCACGGTGTAAGAGCCGGCAACCGTTTGCAGTAGAGCGCTGTTGGTCTCCACGTCCAGGTATTGGTTGACGGCCCCTATGTAGACACGACCGCGGGTAGCATCCGTAGTAGCAGTTGCTCCGTTGAACGGTGTAATGTCGGTTTCCCAGGGTGAACGATCATCCAGGTCTCCGATAGAGACGTATGCGGTGACCGGGTCGAACGGTAGCCACAAGGCCAGCCCATCGTTGAAGTAGTAGGCGTTATCGTAGTTGTAGGCAGTAACGTGGTACACGCAGGGGGATTTATAGGTTCTCTCCTGGACTCGGAAAGCCATCGGTGTTACCCGAGCATTCTGTGACAGGATGTACCGAGGTACCATGCCACTGTCTCTGTCGATATGCAGGGTCTGTGATGGTGCCTGAGCCAACACCAGACTCTGAGTAGTGTCGCCTTGCGTAACGGAAATACCTTCCGTTGTGCCATCAGTATGCTGGATGAACAAAGTGCTATCACCAGCCACGATGACTGGCTGGCTTGTGTATACTGTGGTGCCATCAATGGCGACGATATCCCCGTCCTGCACTTCCGCAGCGGTGTTGTGGGCGACCAGGATCCGGTCGTTTACGATACTGAGAAGAGCCTCTTCAAAGGCATCGAACTCCACGGAGTCCGAGCGATGCAGCATTTCGTTATACGCACGCCAGGCATGCATCGCAGCCTTGGACTTTAGTCGGATCCCTGTGACCTCCACCGTTTTCGGGTTGCTGGTGGCCCCTTCCGCAGGAATCGTATAGTTCTTGATCTGATTGTCCCTGTCGTCTGCGTATGGCACACGGATACCGTCGAACTCCTCTTCTGTGCCGAACCTCACCGCCCGGGTCTCGGTGCCAGGAATCTTGTTTCGGTGATTGAACAAAACAGTCGAGGTCTGTGAAGCAATATCAGGACTGGCCTTGATGATGTCACCCTGACGATACACGGTTACAAAACAACTCTCGGCGACGGCTCCGATCAGGTCTTCAAGAGAGCTGTTCTCATTATCGAACGTGTGGCTGAAAAGGGTTGCGGGGTTGGCTATCAGCCCGCCGAAAGCCGTGTCCACTGCTTCGAATGCAGCGGCTATACCAGGAAAATCAATCTGCTCATTCGGCAAATTGCCTAACCTGTTGTCCTTCAAAATCGAGAACAGCGCGTTCAGCCCGGAGTCTGTGCCACCTGACCCCGTGAAGGAAGTTCCGTTCCAGATAGCAGTCTGCCGTAGAGCAAGGATGTTAAGTTTTCGCTCGGTGTTCTCGGGCAACTGATTTCGACGCTGCTTCACGCGAGCATGAACAGTCGTCACATCGCCAAAAGAAATGTTAGGCGGAACCGACAGAGAGTAGGCGTGAGTCCATTTAACAATATCACTGAATTCGCCCTTCACGTTCCAGAACGTGGTGGCTCCGTCCCAGGGAAACAGTGGTGCGCCTGTTCTGTTTTCCAACTGCCATGATGGCATGTCTTCCTTGACAAGAGTCATTGTGTCGCGGTACAGCGAAATAAGGAATCTGCCTCCGAAGGTCGGGCTAATGGTAAAGGTTGTCCCAATAAAATTTCTGTTACCTCTGTGTCCTTCAATTTCAAACTGAAAGACCTCTTTTGTGCCGTTAGCATTACCGTTTGCGTCGGCCGGGGTGACCTCTGCCGTAAACCCAATACGCAGCGGTCTTTGTACGCGCCCGTCGTCAACCCACAAACCGTTTTCAGCTGTCAGGTTAACACTAATGAACTCCATGTCGGGGTCGTTACAGAAGAAAGGCCCTTGCCTGAAAGTCAGTGGGTATAAAATTGACCCTCGGTTGTAGATCGTCCCGGCCGGTGCCTGTGACGAACCAGAGGTATTGTAGACCGCAATTACTCCCCACGGAGCCTGCAGTGCGGGCGGGATAGATAGCGTAATAACGACCTTTGACGGATTCGACAGATCGATGTCAGTGACTGTCATGTGGTCGTCGTCAATTGTCTCTGGAAGCGCTCGCAGATCGGGCCGAATGAATGGCCCACCATCTCCTTCTATGATCTGCTGGGAGTGAACACTTACGCATTCTGTGGTCCACTCCAGCCCTACAGGGTCTCCGACCGCAATATTTCTGGCAATGTCCTGTTGCGTAGGTGATTCAAATGTGGCTTCCACCGTGTAGGTGATAGTGCCCACACCAGAGCCTAGATACTGGAACAACGGTGATTCGGCCAGAGGATTACCAAGCAGGCGAATGGCCTCGCCAATGTCACCGTACACGGCAAGCGTGTTTGGCGCGTTCAGTTCATCCCCCGTTACACCTTTGATTGGTACGGCGGTAATAACTGAGTCGCCAATCGGTTCGCCAATTGTTAACTGCGGAGTTCCGCCTCCAGGGGCCTGGCCCATTGGATAGATTTGTACGCTCGTGTTGAACAGTTCCGATACCTTGGTGTCACCTTCGCGCACGTCTGAAGCAGCGATGGTGTAGTTACCCCTGCCGAGACACATGTAGGATGTCTCGATCTGAAGATTGTCCTGATAGGTGATATATGGATGTGCGATCAAGTCGGGTGTGGCTCGAACCTGGCCATAGATGTCCGGTATGCGCTCGTTGGGCCGGGCCGTATTCTGTCTCAGGCCCGGCTGGTTGTTTGGAGAACCGATCGGGATTTTACGGGCCTTGGCTTGAATGGATCCGGCGCGAAGACGCTCATCCCCCAAGGCCCCCTTAATCACGAAGGAAGCAACGAAAATACCAAACCCGACCAACGCAGTACCGGGATCAGCGGGCCAAACCATGACGTACACGGTGCCAGCCACCTTATGTAACGCCTCAGCCGCTAGTGGCGTGGCGGGGGTGATATCATGCTCTCCGTCGATCGACTCCAGATAGACCCGGGCTGTTGACGGGAAAGTGTCCCCGTAAAACGGGCCGAAGTCGGTTAGCAGGAATTCTGCCAGGTCCGGCACTTCTTCGTGCCGCTGCCAGGTAGATCTGTCCAACGGATTGTGCGCGACGATGACGGTGCAGGACATTTTACCTGTAGAATTGAACAGAAGTGAAATTTGCAGAAACCTGATCAAGAGCCCGGTATTCGGCCCCTCGAGGATTCATGTGGAGGACTTTACCCCGGTAGTATACACCCACATGCGGCGCAAGTCGCTTCCGCTGGAAAAGCACGATGCAGGGGTCTTCTACAGACTCCAGCGGGGTCAACCTGGACGCGACTTCCAGGGCTCGTTGAGTGTAACTACCGACCGACGGATCATTGGGGGTTTGATGCCCCAAATCTACACCCGTCAGGTCTTTCCAGATATCTCTGACAAAATCCCAGCAGTTGTAGGAGTGCCGGCGGAATTCACGATTCAGGTAATCGTCAATTCGGATCTTGTTCACAGGAAGCCCTTGAGCATCGGGAACCGCTCTACTGTGTAGATGTCGCCGGTCCGGGACTTATTGAACTGGACCGGCTTGGCAGTAAACGTGCAGCCTTGCTTGTTGAAGGCGATGGAATTGATCTGAAGGTTGAAGGGACCAAAGGCTGGTTCAAGGTAAACTGGTTGAAAGACACCACCAGTTGGCGACAGCCCCCCCTGGGCAGTGCCGTCATTGCCACCGCTGCCGTAGTCAATAATACCATTTGACGTAGCAGTATCATTTTCATCCAGTTTCACCCAAAACAACGGGGTAACTCCCACGGCCGTCGTCAAATCAGTTGGTGGAGTTCCTCCTCCATAAGCCGATGTCATTTGCGCGCCACTAAGTTCTTGGCTCCACACTGCAACATGCTCTATTTTGCCGGCTAAGAATGACCCTGAACTTGTAGAACCAACTAGCAGGGGCCCGTTGTTGGATGCAGACAACGTCAGTGTGTCGTCATCTACTGTCGTGCCAACGGCAACTCCGTCGACTTGAATCGACACACCAGCTGCCGCGCTAGATCCGTCGTAAGAAATAGCAACGTGGTGCCTGATGCCGTCACTCACAGAAACAGCGGACTGCACTCTAATTAGATTGGAAGACCCGTGGTTGATCAAAAAGTAACGAAGAACACCGGCATTGATCGCCACAGACCACCCGGGGGTATTTCCAGTTGCTGTTCTTTTTCCAATAAGTCTAGTTTCGGTGTCACTCGTTTCTACCCAAAAAGAAACAGTGAAAGGGTCTAATCTATCGAAATCCAGGACATTACCAAATGTAATATTGTCATCAAGACCATCAAATACCCATTCCCCGCCTCCTACATCTTCCATCGCATAATCGTCAGACGTGTACTCACGATAAGTCAGTGTAGGCTTGACCTGCATGTTATTGGCAGTTCGGATGTTGTCCAGTTCTGCGGGGAGAATAGACCCTACGTCGCCAATGGTGACCTCCAACTCCTGGTCAAGATTGTTCTTGGACCCAATCTCTTCCAACTTCATCGGGATGTGCGAGTAGAACTGAGGAACCACGCTATCCTCGTGATACACGTAGATACCGCCGACAGCGTTCCTGACGAAACGATATGTTTGGCTGAAGTTCGGGTGGTGTATCTCCAAACACTGAAGCCGGACAACCGCCGGCTTCGATTTGAAAAAGAAGTCTGTTAGTGCGCTCATGTCGGTACCCTTGTTACGGTGGATGTCACGTTGCCGTTGCTGGCGTCACCGTACTGTGCTGTACCAGCCAGGCCAGCAAGAGTGGTCCAATCCGAGTTGTCCGAAGCCGGAGTCGTCAGGATAAGGACGTTGAAGCCCAGCGTGGAATCGACAGTATATACACCATCCAGGTTCAGGGCAGTCGGTCCTGTCGGGTGGGTGCCTTGGGTATCAATGACCCTGATGATGTCTCCTTCGACAATCGGGCCAACTAGGTATGGATTCGTCGTGGCAAACACGATTCGGTCCGGTTCCTGATAGGTAATCAGCCCAGTGAACGTCGGGTTTGCCTCTACTTCAAGAGTCGACGTTACGTAGTACGCGTGCCCGCGCTGCTGGGTCAGCTTTGGCATGCCTCCCTTGGTCCGGCATCTGTGTGTCGTGGGAATGGCAATGTCTGATACAAGGTCAACCAGAAACGGCTGTGTCGCATTTTTCAGGGCAGTTCTAAAGAACCCCATGAATCGGGTATACTGCGTTGGGTCCAGCAGCCATGTAACGGTCATCAAATGGGGCTGAAACAGCACATCCTGTCGCTTACGCGACAGACCGCCATCAAGTTGCACCTCGACCGTGGAGTAACCTGGCTCAAATGAATAACTGTCCCTAAGTGGGGTGTAGTTTAGTGAAAGTGTCATTGCCCGCGCCTTCGTTCAGCCGTCAAGTGTCTCTGAAGGCTTTTACTCACCATGGAATTGGGGTTGGTCACCGCCGAAGCAACAAGGCCCGGGACCTGGTCCTTTACGGCCTTGTTGATCATAACCTGCACCTGGCCCTCTGACAAGGCCGTTTCGACCTGGACGCCTGCATAATTATGCACCACGACGTTAGGCTGTGCAGCCGATTGAGGCGCTGACGCCTTGGGAACCGAACCCGTAGCGTTCATGTGCTGCAAGTTGCCGAGCCCAATTTTACGAGTCGCGTCAGCATTAAGCACGAACTCTTGGCCGTGGACCACACCGGCGACCTGGTTGGTACCGAACCCGCCGGTATATCCACCGGAGGCGAATCCGCCACTAGAGGCGCCCAGAGCACCGAGACCGGCGTTGATGCCGAACTGAATGGCGCTGCTCAGGATCTGGACGCCGACCTGGTCCAGTAGGTCAATGAACAACTGCTTGGTCTCTCTCAAAGACTTGTTCATGACCAAACCACGTGCAGTAATGTCGGCAAAACCCTTAGATATGACACCACCAGGACCGAACACAGATTGCACCTGTTTCATCCATTCAGATGCTGCACCACCTGTAATTAGATCAGCTTTAAGAAGTTTGATTTCTTTGCGTGCGACCTGAATTTGTTCAGGAAGTGCGTCAAAGGATTTGGTAAACTCCTGTAGTTCAGCCATGCGAGCCAGCCGCCCAGAGTTTGAGTCAAGACTAGCCGCTATGTCCTTGTTCTTATCGGTCTTGGCCGCAAACCGATCAGCAATCTCCTTAGCCGCCTTCTTATTGGCAGCATTCCGGCGCTCGTCTTCCTTGCGCAGCTCCTCCAGCTGCTTGTCGATTCGCTTGTTGGCTTCTTCTTCGGCCTTGATTCGGTCGTCCTGATGCGCCTTGCGCGCAATCTCCATGCGAATCAACTCGTCGAGCTGATTGAGTTGCTTGTCGTACGCGGGTGAACCGGCTTCGATCGCGGCTCGAATGGAAGGCTTCAGCGAATCCAGCGCTTCCTTCATCATCTTGATGCGCTCAACCTCCATGGGGTCTGCCATCATACCGAGGTCATGCTGGAATTGGGTGGCACCGATGATTTCGGAGAGGGTTTTGCCGGACTCGGGTGACCCTTTGCCTTTTTCTCGGTCCTCTTTGTCTTTTTGGTACTTACGCGCCAGTCTGGCGGCGTAGTCCTCATCAGCTAGTCGCTTCTGTGCCTCCAGATCACGCTGCTGCTTTAGCGCGTCTCGAACCATTTCTTGCTGCTTGTTCGCATCGGTCCGCGCAATGATCTTGGTTGCCGCGTCTCTAAACATGGTGTCAGAGTCGGTGCCCCTGAAAAACGCGATTGCCGCCTTAATCTCTTGAACAACGGGCAGTATGTTCGTGAAGTAGTCCAGGGCAGTCGCAATACCGTTGACCCACTGCTTGGTACCTTCACTCAACTTATACATGTCGTTGGTCAGTTCCTCGACTTTCTTTTCAGGTCCGTCTGACCCGTTGAAGGTGTCCCGCAACTCGTCCCACATGGCTTTTGTGACATCGCCAAACGTAACGACAGACCCTTCGGCGACTCGCAACTGCCAAACAAAAGGAGCCAGCGCCGCAGATACTGTCGCCACAGCTGTGGCTAGCATCACGATCTTGTTTGCGCTGGTGGCAGCATTCAACAATTTTACCTGAGTAACCAGCGCTTGAATACCACGAGCTCCTGCTAGCGCCACGACCCCGAACAACAATCCCTCCATGACCGTGATCATGGTGTCGAAGTTATTCGTCACCCACTGAATGGCGTCGGCAAGGTGTTTCATAGCACCTTGCATGCCCTCAGCCGCTACCGTAGCCTGGTTCTTCAGACGAGTGAATGCCTGCCCGACTGTCAGGTCCATCTTGGAGAGTTTCTCTTCGATGTAATCAGCATTTTCAGTAATGGCGTCGAACACGACCTGAGTCGTGAGCGCTCCTTCAGCACCGAGGCTTCTCAGCGCTGATATCGGCCTGCCCATTTTCTTGGCAATCAACTCAGCCACGATTGGCAACTGCTCGAGCACCGAGCGCAACTCGTCGCCTCGCAATGCTCCGGAGCCCATGCCCTGTGACAACTGGATCATCGCGTTCGATGCTTCCATGGCCGTCGAACCACCGACGGTTACGGCCTTGGCCAGGGCGTCGGTGAACTTCATGGTCTCTAGCTGAGATTTGCCGAGGTCCTGGACGGCTCGGCGTGTACGCGAGTACATCGTGACCACGGACTCCAGCGATACACGCGCATCCTGGGCTGTCTGAAACAACTCTTTGCCGATGAAGCTAACGTCACGAACGTCGGACACAGTTTTCAACCTGTTCTGCAAAGTCGTAAACGCATCGGCCAGTTGCAGCACTTCACGGGCTACGGCCCGAATGGCCATGGCCGCGAGGATGCGGCTGACGAAACCTAGTTGGAATCCGGCGTTTTTGGCGACGTCGCCGGTTTTTTGGAGTTCGTTATTCAGCCCTCGGATGGCACTAGGAGAAAAGTTCTTGGCGTTTAGCATGTCATTGCCGACACCAAGAGGAGACTTCATCTTTGACTTGACCCGGTCGTACTCGACACCGAGGTGGTTCAGGCTTACGGCTGCCTTGTCCACTGCCGCCGTGCTAAACATCTTCGCGTCCAGAGTCGGACCCAAAGGCGACTTCATGTCAGACTTCAGTTGGTCGACAGACTTCTGGACCTTCTTGATCTTATCAATGACAATGCCGGCGCCCTTTTCGCCGAACTGAATGAGAATTTCTTCGGCCATTACTGACGCCCCCGCTTGATTTGCCGCTGTTCACGGACGTAAGAATTGGCGGCCTGAACCGCCAACTTGGTCATGCCCGCCGGAGCCTGGCGCGACCACCCGTTCTCCAGCGCCGTGATGTGGTGGGCGCTGTTGCTGATCCAGTAAATCTCGCCGGGCTGACGATCGGAGGCGTCAATCTCCCCTACGCCCTCCATGATCGTGGCCTCACCATCCGGGTCGACTTCCGTCGTAGGGTGCGATTGCGGCCGAGTCTTGTTCACCTTCACGGTCCAGTTGGCGCGGGCCAGCCCAGTATCCACTGGTGTGGCGCGCACAACCGACTCCAGAGCGACTTTGGCCGCTCCCTTGGTGATTGACTCAAGGTGCTCACCAAGGCGCAGGGCTTCGCCCCGAAGCGACATTGCCGCCTCGGGGCTGAGCCTTTGCATTGCGGCAGCTACTTGATTCATCTTACGGATGACAGCAGACGCGCCCTGTTCGGACACCGCGAGGTCTAACCGCTCTGAGCCGTCAAACTCCGCCATGCTGGCCTCCATCACGCAAGAAAGAATCGATTAACGATCTAACCTCCGCCGATTTCACGGCCAGTCCTGGAGAGCCGACAGCAGCACCCGGGCACTGTTTCTGTTGGGGGGCGTTATTCGCAATCATCTGGAGGATTCCTTTTGTTGCGCTGCGCGCCATTTCAAGTAAGCCCGGTCGAGGGCTCGAACATGGTGTTCGAGAATTTCGAGTTCTTCCGGGTCATTACAGTGTAGTTTACCCCATTCGGCCAGCGCCGTCCACGGGATGGGGCCCTCGCCAAACCCCACTTGCCGGCACGTGGATAACTCGTTGAAAGCGTCCATGTAGTAATGGAGACCTTCCATGAGTTCCGGCGGATTCTTCAGTTTCGGGGGAAGAGGCAGCCCAAATTGTTGGCATTCCTTTCGGATCGCCTCTTCCATCGGTCCTTGCTCGAGGATGTGCTCAAGGACCGTTACGAGTTTTTTGCTTCTTCCTCCAACTGCTCGGCACGGAAGTTGTCAGCGTCACGGGCCTGACGGAGAATCATGTCAGACAGATCCGGCAGTTGTAGAAGGACCTTACGAAGGTTCTCAGCCGTTGCAGGCAGAAGTTCACCCGCCTCGTTCTCAATACCGTCGACCCACTGGTCCTCACGGAAGGTCTGCCAGGTGCCGGGCTTGATCAGAGTCTCGCTCATGACCTTGATGCTGAGGCTTTCGAGCACGCCGGTCTTGATCTGCTCGGCCGGCACGTTGCGGTAGGGCCGCAGTGCTTCCAGCATTTTCTTTTCGTACTGATTGTTTTTGCCACCGGCCCGCGCCAGGCGGCAACGGAAGATACCGGGGACCTCGAAGAGAATGCCATTCTTTTCGGCACTCTCGTCAGTCTTGAACTGTGAGAATAGAGATGATTTGGACATGGGTGGTTGTTTTGGTGGGGTTGGGGTTTGGGGTTTTGTTTTAGTGGGATGTTCTTTTTTTTTGCTTGCGTCAACCGCAACTTAATTAGGGCCAGCGGCTCCCGTAACCCACCGAACCGGGAGCCGCCGACGAATTGGGGGCCCTGTCGACCACCACTGACGCGCCCGGGAGAAGGCTAAGAGCGTTAATGGTGGCCGGGGCCATAAGGTTTACACTGCGTCGTTTGGCGTCGAAGCGCGGGCCGGCAGACCGTCGAAGAAGATCCACATGGCCGTGTAGTCCAGGTTGGGGTCAACTTCTTCACCGCTTGCACACTCAAGGGTCAAGGGAACCATCATCGGGCGATCCTTCTCGACCTGCACGCTACCATCACCTGCCGTGCAAAGCGGCAGGTCAATGACCCAGCCTTGGTTATCCTTGAACGCCATGATATCCATGGTTAGCGAATCGTTGTCGCGAATCGCGCTGATTGCCGCGATGTCCGAGAAGTAACCCTGGAGGCTGGCCGTAACCACGAAGTCACCGGCGCTCATGTCGAATGCGCCGAGAACCGTCAGAGCCTTCAGGGGCTCAACACCGTTGTTGATGGTCAGCGTCAACTGCGGAACGAATGCGAAGAGAGGCGTCGGGGCTTCGTTGCCGTTGACGACTCGCGCCAGACGAACTCGCTTGAGGTCCGTGCTGGTGTTCTGCGCGTCCGCGTTCTCAATGTCTGGCCGGGTGCCAGCCTTGAGACCGTCTGTTCCGGAGTAGAGTTCCTGGTCCGCCGCGACGAAGCGAACGTCCGACGAAATCTTGTCCGCCTGGTTGAAATTAAGAACGAATTCGTTGGCAACGCAGCCGGTGAAGTACTCACTCTGAATCTGCGAGGGGCTCGCGTCGTCTGAAGCGCCGAGTTGACGCTCAATCTGATAGGTGCGGCGGACGATGTCAGCAAGCTGCTCGTTTTTCAACACTCGGCCGAAGTAGATTTCGATCGTCTCTGTGGTGCTGGCTTCCGTTACCATCGCACCCTTGGACGCTTTGTCAAAGGTAAGGGCGTTGGCCGCGATGTTTCGGATACGCGCGAGGCAGTTGTTCTCGTCATTCGTGTAGAATGTGTTGGCTGCGTCGCCACCGATCCAGATATGCTCACCCTCAACCAGACCCAGAGTCGTGAAGTTCAGAGTCGTAGACGTCATGGTCGGGAAGTTACCCGCCGCGCTGATGTCAAGGTCGCCCGCTGAAGCGCGTAGGCCGACCTTTACCAACCTTGCACCCGCCGGAAGCGTCTCGGCCACCAGCGTCTCAGCAACCGTAACGACCGTGTCACCAGTCAGCGCTGTCAC